CAAACCATTCGCCATCATGTCTTTGAAGCGTTGGAGAGTCTCCGATGTGACGGTATACTTAATGTTGAACTCGTCAGAGAGACGGTCGCCGACCATAGGGTCGGTGCAGGGGAGGCCACGTCTTGAGACGCGTTTGATCTTGCCTACAGAGGCGAGTTTGTCCTGCGAGGGTGCCGACCCACATTCGCAAGGCGCGAATGAGGACGACCTAGGGGACAAAGTCTCAGTGGAAACGGGTCGCCGTGTTTTTTGAAAGATCTCTCATAGTGGGTAGCGGGGAGCGGGGATAATATCCCCCCGTTCCAATCTACCTATTATGCATAAATTTGAAACTGAAGTTGTCAGCCGTCGGGAAGGCGCTTGTGTCGCAACCATCGTATCGTTTGATTTGATTGACTTCCATGCGCTGGAAGATTCCCTGAAATGGGAAATCGTGCAAAATGCCGTCCAGCGATGGAAGGACCATGTCCTGCCGCGTGAAACAAAAGAGGCTGGATTCGTGAATGATGGTAAGTCTTTCACGCTCCGGCAAATTGCGGAGGATCTTGCGCGCTCGCCGGGTCGCTCTAGCGGGCCATCTGAGAAGGACCGTGAGACCGGGGCGACACTCGCCGCGAGTATTCGCAAGGCTCACCCTATTCCGGAAATCGGAATGAAATGGGGAGAGCAAATGCTCACGGAAGAAACGTGGGACATCCTCGGACCGGACATCAGGGCAGAGATTGACAATACCCGATGTGTGGCCTTGCAAGCGAAGGTCGCCGCGCAAAAGGCGGTCAAACCGTGGGTCAGTTGGGAATGGAACTACACCCTTGACCTCGAAGAGAACTGCATCCGTGCAAGCCACGCCGTCAGGCAGCCTGAACCTAAGAAAAAGGTCTCTGCTCCTAAATGGGTTTAATCGCCCACCGCTACCATCCTGCCACGGGCGAGACGTTGTCAAAGACGTCTCGCCCTTTGGCAGTATCACACGTTTACAGACGGCCTTGCAAAAGGTCAATTTTAGCAAATAAAGGCGTGAAACTAGGGAGAAAGGGGCGAAAACAAATCCACGACCCCCCCCTTCCCTTAATGTTGGAGATTTTAATCTTCGAGATATAGGCATAATATATATATATAATAAAATATATATATATTATAAAAGGGGAAGCCCCCCCCCCGGAGAGTAAGTTTTTCACACCTTGTCCCCTGCCGCTTCAGTGAGCCTAACATATATGGCGTCCAGCAACCGTAGCTTGCATTCGCCAGCGAAACAACCCGCTGGCGAAACCAAACTATGTTTACAATCCACACAAGGAACTTCGTTCCAATCAAGACAAACACCGTCACGTTTGTCTACCTATATAGGGAAGTAATCGTCTCGTGCGAGACTACCCGGCATTGCATTTCCATCGGATGGAATGGCCTGGACTACGCAAATATGTATCGTCCCGGCAGACACGATTAAAAGGGCAAAGCGCCGGCAGACCGTCCTGAGAATAGTCTGCCACACGTTGTCTGCACTCGCCCATGAAACAACCCATGGGTGAGACCAGACAACATATGGACAAAGACACAAAACTGCCATCCTACGCTGAACGAACACCCGAAAGCGTGCGCGAGTCGTATCGAAGAGTCTCACCCGAAGCGCAACTCGAATTGCGCAACACCATGCAAGAGTGGTTCGATAAGAACTGCCCACACGCCGAACGAGATTTCAGCGACTGCGATACCATCTCGCAAGCATTCGGACATGCGTTGGATTGGTTCAGTTACGGCAACTAGACCACAAGGGCGCTGATAGACCGCCTGTTGAAACGTCTATCAAAAAACATATTTGCAACCTGAGCGGAAACAACCACGCTTAGGAGTCAGATATGAGCAAACGAAACACCCAAAAAGTCGACAAGACAAAGAAACATTACCGGCTTGTGCATTTCTATGCGCGCAACCAAGAACCGGTTCACGCAACCTTGCAAGGTGCCATGGCAGCATGTGCCGACCGTGAACACAACTCCACGGCGGAAACTTATACACAGTTGTGGGAAATGTCGAACGAAACCGACGGTGAAATGGTCGGATTCTTTGAAAACGGCATTCCGGCATCTATCGCGCCAGACAGACTTGGCAAAGCAAAGTTGCTCAAAGCGTGATTAACACCCATTCGGCATCCACCCTCCAAGTGGGTGTCGGATGGACGTTAAACAACCAGCGTCCACGCAAACATGCAAACAATTGAAACAAACTCTGAAGGTGTCAAACGTCTGACTACCCACGCCATTGATTTGTTGGAAAAACGCTACGGAACCCGCAAATCGTGGCGTCGCACTCCCGTTTCCAACTTTCTCCTGTCCATCAACACAAACATGCGCAGCGGTGATTGCTTCGCAAACTGCACCCGCGATGGTCAACTATACAAATGGACGTCCACCATTGATCGAGCTATCCACCACGGCATCAACCACCTGTTTTACGGGAAGAAACTCTGAAAACGGGCAACCTTGCAAACACGCAAACCATGAAATACCGTCTAGTCGTCTATATTCTCATCGCATCGCCACTGGCGTTTATCGTCGGCATTGTGCACACCATCCTATATGGGTCATACGGCTGGGCAATCGGCTTCGGCGTTGCGGTGGCGCTCGCCTTAGTGGCGTTCATCGCCGACACTTGGAAACACTGAAAACGGACAAGGCCGTTGAACGTTTGACCGTTTTATATACTCTCCACCCAAACACCCACAACCCCCCCATGAAACAAAAACATGAACACCCGAAAGACCCTCCTGTTGGCGGGCGTCGTAGCGTTTGTGGTCGCCGTCGCGGCCACCTACACGCTCTTGCGTCTCGCCCACCTACTGTGAGAGCGTAAGACCCGTTCGGCCCATAGGGATATAAAAACTCTATGGGTCGGATGGACCTTACAAACAAACGGTCTTACAAACACATGAAACACCCAATCTATCATACTAAACGCTTCTGGAAACTCATTTTAAGTCAGTATTCCGCATCAAAACAACTGTTTTTGTGCCACGTGTCTAACGATTTTAGGAATCTTTGGCACAAAGAAGAATTTAAGTCTTTCATCACCGAACACGCGGAAACTTTCGTTCGTGTAACCTCAGCTAAAGCCACCGTCTTATACGATGATTGTGCATTGTTTAACACACACGGAAAACAACGCGAAGTGCGCCTCGCGTTCTTGAAATATATGGTCAAGAACATCTCCCTCCGCACCATTAAATCCCTCTAAATACCCTTTGCTTTCCTTTCAGTATCGCGTATAATATGCGCCATTAGAGAGAAAAGGTATTTTTCACAACGCAAACGCCACCATTCGCAAGATGAAAAACTTCACAGATGCCCACATTGTCTTTCGCACACTACCATACATCCGCGTCGTGTATCCGACAGACCTAATCCACTCGCCACTCCCTTGGCAACGTCGCGGCCTTCAGGAAACCGCCTCTGGCTACGGTTCCAAACTGACCTCAGAATACAAACTCTCCTTCAACAACCGCCTATATAGGGTGTATCACACCTGCTACGGCAACACATCTTCTGCATACATCATCGCTTCCAAACGTCGCATTTATCTGTCATGACCACCCTTTTGAAAAACGGCAATCGCCTTTGTGGCATCACCAAACCACTCTTCCGTTCCCTTTGTGAGAACATCCTCTCAGAGGGAACCAGCATAAACACTTCCACGTTCCACGGACGCATGTATGGGCCGTTTGTGATGGACGAAACGTTGTCTGTGACACCCATCTATCACACCAAACAACGTCGTATCTACGTCTCCGTGGACAACTTCATCATCGCCAGTCTCCTTCTTGAACCCACCACCCACGCACAACATGTTTGACTATACACCCAAATCCACCCTCCCACAAACCGACGAAGAAGTCGCCGTCTGGTTTAAGGAAAACTACAACTATTACGTCGGCAAATGCCTTTACGGCATCTATAGATGTCGGCGAGGCAAAGGAGAAACTCTTCTCGAAGCCTACCTACATACACTTGAAACATTCATCGAAGTCTGTAACAAAATTAAAAACGAAACAAATGCAAACACCCTCTGAAACCGTCTTCCTCGACCAACTCTCCACGTTGGTCCGCACCTGCTCCCCATTAACGTTACGTGCAATCAGGAACATCGTTAATAGTCCCTCGCTTGCAGACGTCCGCTCCGTGATGGACTTCATCAGTTATTATAACGTCGTCCTGCCGCCACAGATCGCCCACGAGTTCGTCCTATTGCCCCCGGGCACCTACTCGCATCCACAATTCGGCGCTACTCGCGTGGGCATCCGTAGAGGCGACATCGCGTATATCGCAACAGAGTCTCATGGCATCGTCGAAGTCCACGTCTCTAACATGACCGTCGTCTTAGACTCGCCAACTCCCTACCGTGGCAGCGGACCAGCACCCTCGCAGGACAAACTCGCCTCTGTAGGCAAGATCAAACGCGTCTCAAGACGTGGCCTCCCCTGCACCGAACCTGCCGTCGGCGACCGTCTCTCTGACGAGTTCAACATTAAGTATACCGTCACATCGGAGACTCTCCAACGCTTCAAAGACATGATGGCGAATGGTTTGGAATTCAAATACAATTGTTAAACACATGACCTCCATCGAATACAACTTCTGTCGCCGGATTAACTTTACTTGCGACTACGAACAACCCGACTTGTCCCACATCGAACTTCAATGGAACGGGCAAACCGTCTTCCTCGACATCACCGACGACAAAATCGTCCTGAGTGGCCCAGTGTTTGTGGTCAAACAAGACAACGTAAACACCCTTGAGATAACCGCAAAGTATCCACAAAAATGAAACTACACCAACTCTCCAACGGCTCATGGATTGACTTGTCCACCGTTTCGTCCATTCGCGTTCTACCTACAATAGAAGGCTACACAAACGTGCTTCATCGTGCGCGTGTGGCAGTCTTTCACAACGACGGTAACGAAACTCTCCTTGCCAACGACGACGAAGATGCTGCCCAACAGGCTAGTATAATCGCGCAAATGGTCAACGAAGCCCACAAGCAAGTGCCTTCGGCAAACAAAAGCACTGAAAAATAACCTAAAAGACTCCTTGCATTTGGCCAGTTCTAGCTATAATATGCGCCAGAAAGCAAGATAATTGGCCACTTACTTTCACGCTCCCTTCCCATCCGCCACCATGCTCCGCTTCTCATACACCTACGCAATCCGTGCAGACAGTTTATACGCACCATATCTGTTCGTCGGACGTGCTCGCCTACTCTTCCTCGCAAAGTTTCTCGCCGTCCGCGAGTTGCGTTCGTTCCGCAAAGCGAACCCACAAATTTCTCTGACCATCACAGAGAGAACAATTAACCGACACTCCGTCGGTTAAGTTAAGACAAACAAAACAAAAACAAACACAAAACAAATCGTATGATCGACAAAAACATCTCCATCCTCGGCGTTAACTTCCTCGAACAGGTCCCGGAGACCGCCGAAGAGTGGGACAAGATCGCCGGTGCCGGTGATTGCTTGGGACATGCCACAACCAAAGTGATCTACCACGACCACGCCGGTCCCCTTCGCAACTGCGTCGTGGCGGCTGCCATCGCGTTGGGTTTCGCCCGCGCCGACAAAGAAACGCAAGGGGACTTCCTCAAGCGTGTGCGTGCCACCGACGGCTTCGACGAAAACGCACTGGCAACTGCCGCGCTGGCCGAACGCGTCAAGGCGAACGTCTCCTTCGCTGCCACGCTCGCCAGTGAGGGTCGCCAACGGGCGGCAGTTGCCCAGAAATACATCGACACCGCCGAGCAAATCATCGCCGCGTGGGACAGTGGTGCCGGTTCGCCGGAGCGCACTCTTGCGAAGTTCCGTGCCATCTGGGCAGAGGCCACCCTGCCGGCCGACCTCACCGACGCTGTGGCCCTCGCCAAGGTGCTCCGCACCATCGAACAGAAGCAACAGCCGTCGTTCATCTAAGGCGTGCCACATCGCGCGTGGCGAAAAAGAAAACGCATCCCTGACACGGAAGGGGACATCTGTAAGGTGCAACTCCTTACCGCGCGAACCCATTTGCGACACCTGCACTTAGAACCTTACCAATCTACACGGTTGTCGTGCCCGGACGTAAGGTTTGCTTGACTGAAGTGGTGTGACTTCCGGTGGAGAGTAACCGGCATTAAATCGGCGCTGGCATACCGCCTTACGTATGCGTAAATGGTCGCCTTAAAAACGACCCGCACAGATTTGCTGATCCCAGTGCGTTGTTAAAGGGACTGCCGTAGAGTTAAACGTCAAGATTACTTGAGTCGCAGAGCAATAACAATTCTGCCGCTTATGCAAAGTGCGTTAATCGTAGCCGACCGTGTGGATGCCAATTGGTCGTTAAAGTCTGCTCCCTCTGACGACGTCCTAAGCAAGCGTCGTTATATATGCTTCGACGTAGAGCCGAGTCGTAAATCGGCCACACTTATGAGTATGTTGGCTTCGAGGCAGCCACCATTTAAACAGTGCGTAATAGCTGACTCATCGATGCAAGACGAATGCTTTGGAGACTACATGTACACAAACCTGTCTCCATTCCTCTTGTCGTCATGCTGATGGGCGGTCTGATTGATAAAGCATGTTAACTTCAATCAGACCGCCCTATATTTTTGTAAACACCTTCACCGTCCTTGCAAGGCGCAGGGACGTTGTCACCACCACTAAGCCACATTGGTGAAGACCGGACAGCTTGACACCTGTCCACCGCCCAAACGTATGCACAAAGCCGAGTGGATAACCTGTTGGATTGGCACCCTTTAGCACGCCACTCGCCAAAGACGTCCCTATTGGGAATCCCGTCGCTGCGCACGCCTACAATGCGCACGCTTTTGCATACGCCAACGGCACCCACCAAAGATACAAAACCACGTATCGGATGTCGCCAAACCACTCCGGACTTTTCCGTGAGGCGACGTCTCTATCAAGTTGAGTTGTCCGCGAAGGGCCACCATACCCAACGACCTACGTTTGCAAGAACGTTTGTGCCAACTTGGTAGTGTGTGATTTTTCTACAACACCTAACCAACCAACTATATGGGACAAGCAAAACAACGCGGAACATACGAAGAACGTCGCCTTGCAGCCATCACCAAACGCCAAGCCGAGATAGACGCATATCGTGCACGTCAAGTCGAGAGACCTATCAGCTCTCCCTCTAGACGCCCTCACATGCACACACTTGCAGCTATGGCTATGATTGCGAGTGCATTCTCTCGCTAACCCTCTCCTCTCTTATGGCCCGCAACACCGCCACATTTTTCCACCGCCAAGAAGAGGAACTCATCAAGATGTGTTCCAACCCAACCAAGTGGGCACTTTTATGTTCGTCACCGAAGGTCGCCCACACCAAACAAAACGACCTTTCCATCTCCCTCAAAACCTACATCAAAGAACGGTGGCCATCTGCCAAACTCCAATGGGAAGAGGCCTACATGTTTGACCAACTCTACGTTATCACCTGCAAGCTCACAGCAGGTAGCGTATACGTTTGCACCAAGCGCCGAGGCGAACGCCGAAATGCGATACTCAACCCTATCGTGTCCACCACCATTGATAGCGAAGCCGTATATGATCCCAACCATATTGAACTCTTCAAGGCGGTTTGTCTCTGCCTTAAGAACTCCGTCATCACAGCGCCCACTCGCTGGCGGGGTGTCCCTGCTGGCTTCCACCAACAGATCGCTAATGAGTATGAAGTTGAGCTAATGACCTCCGACGATCAAAAATACTTCTCGGTTTTGTAACTATATGCAACTCACAAACGAACAAAAACGTATCAAGATTGCTGAGGCGTGCGGGTGGACCCAGCACAGTGACGGCTATTGGAGTAATCTTACTTTAACTCCACGTGGTTCTGTGTCTGCCTCCGCGCTTCCCGACTACCTCAACGACCTCAACGCAATGCACGAGGCGGAGAGGGTGTTGGATGGCTCGCAAATCGACGAATACAAGCATCGCCTGAAAATAGTTGTAACGGATAAAGAGCGTATTTCGCAATGTGCCACCGCCACCCAACGCGCCGAAGCCTTCGGTCGAACCTTAAATCTTTGGTAAATCTCCTCCCCACCATGTCCTTCAAACCCAAACAGATCTCTACCACCGTCGACGAGGACGATTTCGCCTACGTATTCGGCACGTTGGGACACGACCGTTATGGGTTGAAGAAAGAAGTATTCGCCACCTTGCTACGCCTCTTCGTTATATACCTCAAACACCAAAACATCTCAAACAATGGACCCATCGCCACTCCCGACCGACTTATTCGCCACCTTAAGTGCCTCAGATTCGGACACCAACCCGAGCTCTCTACGCACATCGTCGTATGACTTTTCCCCAGAGCGTCTCTCCTTCATCGAAGACCCCGCCGTTGACCTCATTGACCGGCCAATACACGAAATGTCTGACGACGAACTCGCAACGATGCTTGCCGAAATAGCTGAACTCAACCAGAAGCCGGGCGCCCTGACGACACGTATGCAGAATGAGTCTGTCGCTATTACATCTGGCCAAAAGCGCACCTCCACCAAGAAGTCAACCCTCAAGGCGTCAGCGTTCATATGATCGTCAACTTGGGAGTCGTCAGAACGCCTTCGCTATCTCTGTCGTTCGGCAAATACAAAGACACTCCCATCGCCAACGTCCCCTCTGACTATCTCCTTTGGCTCTGGGACAACCCAAACGGACTGTGGCAAGACGATAAGAAGTCAACGGCAAGCGTGCGAGACTACATAATAGCAAATTTGCAAACAATAGAGACCCGCTCTCGCCGCCGTGCTCTTCACCAACCAAAGCCCACCAGTCCCAAACCTCGTTTCGATCCCGACTGGGAACAAAACGAAAACCTCCGTGCATATGATATCGTCTTTACCGCAAACGATCCTGATATACCCTTCTAACGTGGCCGACAGTGTGTTATCATTAGAAGCCCTCACCGCTATCCGCGCAAAGTTCCCTGCGACACAACCTGACATTAAATTCTGCTGTTCTTCAGCCGCAAAACGTTTCGTTCGTCGTCCGCGTTCCAAAAAGAAACGTATTATAGCGAAGTGGAAAAACCGTGAAGGTAACTGGAAACCTGCCATCTTCCGCTCTGACTTTAACGGACGAACCGTTATCGTCATCCACCCTATTCTCCACCGACAACTCTTCCCTAACCCGTTTAAAAAATGAACCTCTCCACAATTGCCCTTCCCACTCGCCAACATAAACGTCTCCTCTCGCCCACCGCTGACCCCGGTGTCTACGAAATGGAAATTGACAGCACGGCCCTCGGCACCTACATGACCTGCCCAACGGCCTTCTATATGTATGCCGTCTTGGGCAGAGATCGCGGCGAGAGGGACGCCCTAAATTACGGTAGCCACATCCACGCCGTCTTGGAATACTATTTCAAACTCGACCCGTCTGCCCACGCCACTTGCTTGCCACAAATGATCGAGCTGTTGGCTGAGCGTTTCAACCACACCCCCTGTGGTCCTGGCTCGTGGCGTAACCTCGATCACGCAATCGAGACCATCAAACGCTGGCACGCCTACCGTCAACAGATACCCGTTTGGGAAATCTACGAAGATAAAGATGGGAAGTTTGTCGAACAGGGTTTTCGCGTTCCAATTTACAAATTCTATCCCGTAGCAGAAGACATTCCACTCCCCGAATGCCTGATACTTGCTGGCTCTGACAGCGTAAACTCTCCGCTAGTCAATCGCATTGACGTATACCTCACCGGCAAAATCGACCTAATCATCTACGACCGTCTACGACAGAAGCGTATCGTTGACCACAAGACCTCCTCAATGGAAGGTCCTACCTTCTGGGGACAATTCGACCTTTCTCCCCAAATGCGTGGGTATGTCTGGGCTGCCCAACAACTCATTGGTGAACCGATCCCCGGCTGTGCCATCAACGCGATCATCGGACGGAAGCCGTCTCGCACAGGCAGCGCCCACGAATTCGCCGTTAGTGAATTTGACTACACACCCGAGCAAATCAGCAAGTGGCTAAAATCCACACAGAGTCATCTTAGTAACCTTCTTCGTGCTCTGTGTTACAACGACTTCCCCGAAAACAGTATCAATTGTCAGGGAAAGTATGGTGCGTGCGATTACAAAGACGTTTGCAAAGCACCCTGCAACATCCGTCCCAACTTCCTGATGAGTGGTATGTATGCCGACAGAACTTGGTCTCCACTTAACAAAAACTAATTTCCTACACCCACACATATGCCCTCACTCCAAGACACCCCACCCAACTGCCCTGTCATCCTCCTCGTCGGTCCCGCTGGCGCTGGCAAGACAACCTTTATGACACGCCTCTGCCCAGTGGGCAAGAAGCTCCGCATACTGGACGCCGATGGCAACCTTGCCGGTCCCCAAAAGGTCGCGCGCATGGAGAAACGGGATATCTCCCACGTCGAATACGAACACATCACCATCGACGACAATGGCAAACCTGTTCCTCCCTTGATGCAATATCAGCGTATGAACACGCTGCTCACTCGCTTCATCGAGGACCCAACCACCGGCCTCGTGGGCATTACGTCCACCACCTCTCTTGTGCCTGTCTTCATGAACGAAGTTCGTCGGCAAGGGAACAAGGGGACAGACTACGCCTTCCAGATTCAAGATTGGGGTAAGTATGCTGCACTATGGACCCACTTCATTGGCGTCCTCAGAGCCTGCCGCAAACCCGTAGTGATCGACGGTCACGTGCAGGCAGACAAAGGTCAGCTCGACACTATCATGCGCTGGGCATTAGCCATCCCGGGTTCCACCGGTGATCTGATGCCCATGATGGTGACCGACTTCTGGCGCATGAGCGTCGAGTCGTCCACCAACACCGTCCCTGCGACGAAAAAGTATATGGTCACCACTGCGCAAGACCCCCTCTGGATGAACCTCAAAGCGGCGCTTGACGTCCCAGATAAGTTCGAGGCCAACCAAGAGTGGGCCGAGAAGATTATTAAACAATTCCCTATCATGTGAAAACAGTTATTTCCACTTCACTTATGAAAGTCACCAAGATCATCTGCGACGTTTGTCGCCAAGACGTTTCTAATCAAACCGATTGGGAAGACGATCCACATCCGCTCAAGTTTTCTAACTGGACCGGATCAGCAAACCCAATGGGAGCAATCACCGGCGGGCATCAACAATCCGACTTTGTATCCAACGATACTTGTTCCGAATGTTCTCGACTTATTGCAAAAGCTGTTCGACAAACGATTGAAGCACGTCGCACGCTTGTAAATGAACCTCCTCCGTGAAAACCAAAATCTTCCTCATACTCCTCTGGGCGGCAGTCGCCTACTGTCTCTATGACCTCCTCACCCTCCTACTAATCTACTACTAACCATGTCCTTCATATCTGAACTTGAGCGTCTTTCCGTTGTCGAATCATTCAAAGGTTACTGCGAAAAGTATTCTCCGTCTCCCGAAGCTCTCCGACAGTGGTCTCGCGCCGTTGGTGTCGACCCCTTGCAAATCCCCAAAAACTTCCATAAGATTCGTCGGCAATTGGGAGTGGTTGGCACGCACGGGGGTCGCCGAGAGGGCAGTGGAAAACCCGGTGTGGTGCGTGTTCGCTTTGGACAATTCGTCCGCCCGCACGCTCCCGGCGAAAGGAGGTTGTCGTGAGTCCTGAACAAATCAACATCGCCATCGCGGAGTCATGCGGATTACACGTATGCCCTGGATGTTTTCACCAAATAGATCCTGATTGCTGCTGCTGTGGCGACCGGATAACCCACTACCCTGATGAGCATCAGCCGATTCCGATGGGATGCACATGCGGGTATGATGACGAGGAAAAGCGTAAGGCGCCGCAGCCGTGTTGCCCCAACTACACCGCCAGCCTCGACGCCTGCGCGGAGTTTGAGTCTGCATTAACCGATATGCAGTTTCGAAGTTACTGGGATGTCTTGTCGCTGATAACGGAGCAAGCCGAAGAAGTAAAGTCTTGTCGCGCTTTTCTATCCGCCACCGCCCCGCAACGCTGCGAAGCCTACCTCCGAACCATCAACAAATGGACCACCTCTACCCAACAACCCACATGAACCCACCACCCACCATCGCATTCATCGACCTTGAAACATCAGGTCTATCTGCATCCAAGCACGCCCCCTTGTCAGTCGCCGTTACAATCCTCGGCGGCCCGCGACACGATGCCACCTATACGTCAACCCTCCGTCCGCACCCTTGGCAAGAGATTGACCAACGTGCATTAGAAGTCAACGGATTTACAAGGGACGAAATCCTGTCCCACCGCGACCAGAAGGTTGTCTCATTTGAACTCCGTGACTTCCTCTCCGAGGCGTTCCCCGACGGACAGCTTGTCACCGCTGGAGGATACAACTACAAGTTCGACGAATCCTTCCTACGCGTTTGGCTAACGTCTGCACTGGGCGCTGCCTACTACGGAAACACCTTTGCATCTAACTACGCTGAGGTGATGACATATATTAAGACAACTTGGCCTCAGTGGAAGACGGAATTCCCTTCCATGAAACAGGTGGACCAATACCTCCACCACTTCGGCGAACCCCTACACAAAGCCCACAGTGCAGAGGCCGACGTTGCCGCCACCAAACGCCTGTTCCTGTGGGCCGATAAGCACAGTTCAAACCCAATGTATCCTGAGTATCATGAGTAATGAGTTCGAGCTAGTCGTCATCCTCGGCATATACGTCTTCGGTGTAGGCTTATACCTTATCTTCAAACGCAAATGACCGCCACATTTCTTGTCACCCTAGACGTCGACGACCCCACCGAAGCGGGTCTCCTACAAGACGCCGAACTCATCTACGAGACCCTCACCGACAACAGTCTCCCCGTTACGGAAGTCCAACCATGGAGTCGCCACAACGCCATGCCCTCTACCCACGCAGACATGTCCACCCTCGCAAGCGTATTCCCCAAACAACCCACCCAAACAATCCAACCCATCCCACAACTATGACACCCCAACAAGAACACGTCTGTTTGCAGAACTTCAAAACGTCGATGATCGCCAGTGGACATGGCGACTTGCTAGACTACGATCACAGCGCAAATTTTTTCAAGCATGAGCACATGCAACCTCGGTGGCTCGGCTACAAACGCTGCTGGGAGGAACAAGTGCTCAAAGAGGTCGCAACCAAAACGACGGCAACTGGCACTAACTATCCAGCGCCAGTAACTGTCACAGACGACTTCACCCCACCCAACCCCAACACCGAGGAGTTCGTCTTTGTGGGTGGTCCACTCCACGGACTCCACCACATTGACCCCAATCGCCCATGGGTGGTGACCGAACATAACAGTGTGCAATACCTATACGTCAACCACTACGTGGTGCGTGAAGCTCCGCACATGTTCATCCTCACACGCACCCACACTCTCCGCTGACAGACCGGCTAACGTCTATCACAAACCAAACAAACCAAACAAACCAAACTACATATCTATATGTCCGACACTCAAAACCCTCTCGGTGGCTTCATGATGGACCTCGGCAAAGTCGACACCTCCCGCGCCGTTCCCGCCTCCGGAACCTACATCGCCACGTATGGTGGCATGGAGATCAAACCCAGCGCGAAGGACTCCTCCAAGAACGTCGCCCACGTCAAGTTCGCCCTGACGAATCCGTGCGAATCTGCGCCGAACAGCCTCGGCAAAACGGTCACCCTGCCAGCCGGCTACATCGTCATGGACTACTACACTATGTGGGACATCGAAGGTATGTCCACTGCGTGGCAAGTCCGCTTTGCCAAACTCTACGACGCCATCGTTGGCACTGACGACTCGACGCGTCCCACCAACATTGACTTCGCCCCGTTGGTTGGGCAGACGTTGGTGCTGACCATCGACACCAAGTTCGACGAGAAGATCGACGGACTCTCAGCCCGCGTTAAAAAGGTTGCCAAACACAACCAATAGTAGTCGCCTCAACAGCTCCTCGTGACCAAACCCGCGGTGCGACAGCGCGTTATCTGTCGCAATATTTTCCCAAACAAAATGCAAACTCTCCACCTTTCCCTTAGCGAAGTCGAAATCGGCGAACGCTTCCGCAAGAATTACCTCAATATTCCGACGTTGGCCGAATCCATCTACGTCCATGGCATCATACACCCACCGTTGGTGCGCAAGGTTGGAAATAAGTATGAGTTGATCGCCGGTGGACGACGGACAAAAGCTTATCACTTGCTCGCCGAACAATTTCCGACGGAACATTCGACGTTTGCGTTTAGTCTCCGCGAAGGTATCGACGCCGCTGATGCCTCCCTGTTGGAACTCGAGGAGAACTTGCGTAGAGAAAATATGGACTGGCGTGAGACCACCGTCGGCATTGCCAAAGTTCACAGCCAATACCAGAAAAACGCCAATCGGGCTGGCGAGTCATGGACCCTCCGGCACACTGGCGATCTCTTCAACTACGGAACTGCTCACGTTTCCAACGCCTTGCAACTTGCCAAATGTATCCACGCCAACGACAGGGAAATCCTCGCGTGCGAGAACCCTCGCCAAGCGATCCAAGTCCTGCTGGCACGTAAGCAAAAGCAGGTCAATCTCGAAATCGACCGTCGACGCAAGGCAGCAGTCGCTGCCCGCAAAGCACCACCTCCTCCCGAATCGCCCGAAGCCGCCATCCCCGTCACCCTGCCGGAATATAACGATGGCTCCGTCCCGTCTCCTTTGGTTGTCAAAGCCGACGAGCCGAGGCCAGAAGTCTTCACCGATGATTACGTATACACGAACGTGTTCAGCGCTGACAGTATCGAATGGATGCAGGTTACAAACCAACGCTTCCGGGGCGTCTACACCGATCACCCCTATGGCATCGAGGTCACAAACCTCAACATGAAACACATCGGCGAGACGTCCAACGAACACGACCGCGACGAAAACATCTCCCTTTTTGAACCGTTCCTCAAGGGTGCGTGGCGTGTGCTGATGCCTGAGAGTTTCTGTATCTTCTGGTGTGACATCGAGCACGTTGGTGTCCTCTCCGATATGGCAAACGACATAGGCTTCCGTGTCCAACGCTGGCCTCTGATCGCCCACAAGGCGTCTGGCAAGAACGAGGCCGCACAATACAATACCACCAAAGACTACGAAGTCGCGATGGTGTGTGCAAAACCCGGCGCGCTGTTGTCTGTCCGGAGACCCACCTCTTTCATCCCGTGGAAATGGGAGAAGGGCGAGAGGGAACGGTATATGCACCCATTTGCAAAACCCCAAAGCTGTCATCGTTATCTTCTGGAAACGTTCTTCCCCTCAAAGTGCACCATCCTCGACCCCTTTATGGGCGAGGGGAGTGGCGTGATCGCGATGCAGAGTATGGGGTATTATTATACTGGCATCGACATTGTCGAAGAACACGTCGCACGCGCTCGGGGACACCTTCTTAAATAACGTATGATCGCACAAGCATTTGAACGCCCAGACTCTGCCCGTTGTAGTGAGTGTTTTGCTTTTCATTTAGAAGCCGCACTTACTGAACATCCCGATGACCCAGGAAATTTGTTGTGCCCTACATGCTGGAAACAGCTTGGGCTTCCTGATACCTCCATGGTCAACCACCCACCCCACTACACCGTCGGCGCCATAGAGTGTATCGACGCCATCCGTGCTGCCCTTACAGAAGAGGAATTCCGTGGCTACTGTAAAGGGAACGCCCTGAAGTATATCTGGCGCGAACGCCACAAAGGCCATACGGAATCGCTCCAAAAGGCCGAGTGGTATCTCAAACGCATCACCCAATGTCCACCACAATCACCTGCCAAATAGGTTCGTTGGCATATGAGGTCCAACTAGACCCCTCCGACAACATCCTCTCTGTAAACCGCATCTCCTCTTATGGAACCCGCGAGCCCCTCGAACCTATGTATCTCAGTCCCTTCATCCGCACGCATATCGACGAGCGGATTATTCAACATCGTCGTCGACTCACAGCCCAACAACATCGCCGCTGAGTGGCCACCTTATGCAACACCACACAAAATCGCTATCATCGGATCAGAGCCCACCAAAGACGACTTGCAACTCGGCATCCCTCTATCTACCACCTCAGGCAGTCTCCTATTTGATACACTCCGGCGCATCCGCAACATCAATCGCGCAGACTGTTACATCAATTTGCTCGCTGATAGTGTCCCCGACAAAGCCACTGAGAAACGCAAGAACGTTCTCCAGCGTCCAGGTCTCGCACAACGTCTAGACACCATCCTCGCTGATCTCTCCACTCACAACCCTAACGTGATCCTGTTGGTCGGTCAGCTTGCCTTAGACGTCGCGTTCCCCGGTCAGGGACGTTCTATAACTGAATGGCGTGGCAGTATCCTTAAGCCAACCTCTGGACCGTTTGCTGGTTATAAGATCATCCCTTGTCTGACGCCCATGAGCGTCTTCATCAAGTGGGACCTATGGCCGTTGTTCCGACACGATCTGGAAAGGTTCGCGTTCGAGATCGACTCCCCAGACGTCAACGTTCCTGACAGACGTTTCGACATCATGCTCTCTGCCGACCAATGTATTGAGCGTTTAGCAGAAATCACCGACATCCCCACACCTGTCGCCCTCGACATCGAAGGCGGGTGTAATGGGATGACCTGCGTATCATTCTCACCCCACCCACTCTATGCCTTCATCGTCCCATTCGCGTGCTACAGCTTGCAAGACAAAATCAAGACTCTTCGCGCTATTGCAAAGTTCTGTTGGTCCTCAACCCCTAAGGTATTACAGAACCAACTATACGACAACTTCGTCCTTTCGTATACGTATCGACTGCCCATACGAAACGTGGTTCACGATACAATGCTCTCAGGGTGGGAAATCTATCCCGAGTTGCCCAAAGGCCTCGGCACCCAAGTCTCCATCTGGACGCGCGAACCGTTCTACAAAGTCGATAGCAAGATCGCCCTCCGAATGTCAAAAGAGCGCCTCGCCAAAGTTTCATCAAGCGAAGATGACGACGACGAAGAAGCGTCTGATCTAGGGTATATACCAACCGCCCTCACATCGTCTGAACGAGATATTCTACACCGTTATTGCTGTAAAGACAGCGCCTGCACACTCGAAATCGCCCTTGCCCACGATGCATACCTCAAAAGACAACCTACCGGCCCACTCCAGCACTTCCGTTTCAACACGGAGCTACTCCCCGCACTATTGTATCTACAATTACGTGGGATCAAATACGACAAACAAGCCGCCAATATCCTCACAACGGAATTTGGCGGTGACATCCTACGCATCCAAACCCAAATCGACAATTACGTCGAGAGCGTATGGGTCCGACACGGATCTCGCGGACCTAAACCCGTAAGTGTCAACCTCAACAGCCCTAAACAACTAGCCGAACTTCTCTATGTCCGTCTTGGCTACCCCAAACAACACCCTAAGAAAGGCCGGGAGGTGGATACTACGCGTGTCACCACCGGGATCGACGCCCTGCTGGAATTGCGTAAGCGTTATAATGGACCCGACGACGATATCCTTGAGTGGATCTTGCAGTTTCGCAAGGCCACAAAGTTGTCCCAAGCAACCCTTCTGCGAACCGACAAAGACGGACGCATTCGTTGTTCGTTCAATTTGGTCGGCACGGAAACAGGTCGCTTGGGATGCCGAAAGTCGGCGACTGGTTCGGGAGCTAATCTTACAACTATTACAAAATCCCTCCGTAGGTTGTATATCGCTGACGACCAGAAATGGTTTTTCCAATGTGACTTGGCAGGTGCCGATGGATGGACAGTGGCCGCTCATTGTGCACTGCAAGGAGACCCCACTATGCTCGATGACTACCTCTTCGGGTTGAAACCTGCCAAGATAATCGTCCTCCTTCTCCGGGGCTACAACGTCGCCTCCATGTCGCGCGAAGAAATCGCCACTGCCTCCAAACTAATCAACGAAGACGACGCTCTCGGGTGGCAATACTTTGCGTGCAAATGCGTTCAACATGGTTCCAACTACGGACTGGGCAAAGACAAGATGTCTCAGTTGATCTTGAAGAACTCCTACAAACTGAAAGGCCGAACGTATGTCGTCTCCCCACAAGAGTGTGTTCGTATGCAAGACCTCTACTTCAGTCGTTATCGCGGCGTCAAAATGTGGCAAGAATATATTCGTCAAACCCTAAACACGACGGCCCAACTCCCTTGCGCGTCTGGACACATTCGCACCTTCTTCGGCCGTCGCAAAGACCACGCCACGCACGCGGAAGGCTTCTCTCACGAACCTCAAGCAAATACAACATATGCAACCAACCTCGCCCTACATAGACTTTGGACTGACCCGGACAACCGTATTAATATTGATGGGAAAATACGGTTACGGGTCGAACCACTTCACCATGTCCACGACGCATTGTGTGGGCAGTTCTATCGAGCCGATGTTGAATTCGCTGTATCCAAAATACGCAGTTGGTTCAACAACCCCCTCACAATCGCCGGCCGAACCATCACCATCCCGTTCGAAGGACAATATGGACCGTCGTGGGGATGCCTCGGACCCAAATACGGCGGAGGGAACATCTAAACAATGGCGTTGTCCGTATTGTATTCCCGGCGTTGACAACTGTTGGCATAAGCCGGACGAACGCTCCGAGGTCTTCCCGGGACATACTGTCCCGTCGGACACTCTCTGGCTCTGCACCTCTTGCCAAACACGTAAACCTTGGAACGATTTCCATCACGCTAATCGCTCTGCGTCTTCTTACATGACCTGCAAATACTGCTCGCGTGTTCTCGTGACCTGTTCGACGCCATAAACAAAAAATACTCCTCACTATGACCCCTCTTCTCAACTGCCTCAACGAACTTCGTCAACTCACCGCTGACCTAACCCCATCGTCTGTCCTGACTTCCTATGGGATTGGATGGACAAACTTGCGTATTACGCTGGCGTCTACCACCTCCTCCACGGCGTCTGCCATGATCGCTTGGGACGACCTCTTGCAACACGATAAACCGTCCGAGAGGTTGTCTGAGATTATTGTCGCACTTAACAAGCAGCTTCGGTGAAGGGTGATTCACGCCCCGCTTCTATCGGCAATATGAATATAGCGCCCCCCATATCGGAAGGCCGCAGCGGGGCAGTGAAGAGCCTTCACGCGGCCCATCTGCCCCGTCCCATGCTTGCAAAAACTTACACGGCCGGCCATCCCTCCTGTGACTACCCCGCCAACAGTCTCCTCCAGCCCAAACTCAACGGTATCCGTATGCTCTACGCCAACGGCCTATGCTGGAGCCGAGACCTCGAAATGTGGTCCCCGTTGTGTCTCTCGCACATCCGCGAATCCCTCGCGCCTCTTAGGGATGTCTGCCTCGATGGTGAACTCTACCTCCACGGTCTCCCTCTCCAAACGATCAACAGCCGAGTAGCCGTCAACCGAACGTCTCCCCACCCGAAAGAGTCCACCATAGAATATCATGTCTTCGACTATATCTCAAACGAAACATGCGCCAGACGCCTCACTCAGCTCTCTCGTTTCTTGCCAACCAATTCCTACGTCAAGTTGGTTCCGTCGTTTTGGTCTCGCTCGCGTGCTGATGCAGACAGACTCTACGCTAAATTCCTCGCCGACAAATACGAAGGAGGAATGTATCGCGATCCCACCCGTCCCTACGCCATCGTCGGTCACCACCCCCGCAAGGACAACCGTGTCTCGTGGTTACTCAAACGAAAGGAGTGGCTTGACCTTGACGCTACCATCGTTGGCATGGAGTCTGGCGAGGGCAAACATGCCGATACATTGTCTTCCTTTGTTGTATCATGGAGGGGTAAGGTTTGGAAAATATCGTCTGGCCTCACTGATATGGAGCGCGCAGAATTATACTCGTTTGGCCGACGACTTATTGGGTGTGTCTGCAAGATCGAATACCGTGAACTTACCGGGTCTGGCACTCCGTTTCACGGCCGTATTACCTATGTGGAACTCCCTAAACAATAATGTCCTACCTAACTGATTA